ACGCAGCCAAGAGGTACGATCTGTTCCAAAGAACCAAGCCAATGGCAGTCATAGCAATGTCGTGGCGCCCAGCTATGTCACCAGAGCGAGGTAAATCTGGGACAATGGATTTCATCTGGACAGTGTGGGATCGTAAGCCAGCCAAAAATACTCAGTACATCGTGGCCAAAAAACCCAAACAGGATATTCAAAAGTGATAGCTGCTGCGGCGTGTCTCTCCCTAGCCCTATACCACGAAGCAAGAGGCGAACCAGTTAGTGGCCAAATGATGGTGGCTAAAGTTATCGTGAACCGCGTGGCGTCACCGCGTTGGCCATCGTCTATGTGCAATGTCATTACTCAAGATCATCAGTTCTCGTTCTATCGCAAAGGTAAAGCCCCTAGCCCCAGAGATGAAGTTGCTTGGGCAAAGGCTCAAGAGCTTGCAGTTCAAATTATAAACAATCCCGATGTTTTGCCCTACACTACCGCCGACCACTACCACACAGTTGATGTGCGCCCAGTGTGGCGCCGTAAGCTCCACAGAATTGTCCGTATCGGCAAACACATCTTCTATTCTTACAAGCGCCCACAGGCGCCTAAAACTAGCGTAAGGCCCAAAACCAGACGTTAAAGTATTTATGGCAGTATTTATGTCAGTATTTATGACAATCCAAAAAGTGCCTGAACACCCAATAAAATATGACCAAAAGTATTTATGGCTATTTATGTCAATACGTCAGCCCCCCTAAGTACATTTATACCCCCCCCATACATATATCTGTGGGGGGGGAGGGGGGTATGTAAAAGTATGACATAAATAATAATAATAATAATATATATATAATATAACTATAAGAATAAGGAGTATCAGTTGATTGATTTATGGCAATTTAGGATTGTCATATATATGCCATAAATAGCCATAAATACTTTGAGCCTTGTTTTTATGGGTTGCCGTGATATCAACGTGAAAACTCAGAAAGGAAAAAAAATGGAAAGCACAGTCTACATTGTCACAAGACCAACAGAAAATAAATTTGGGTGGACGCCAGATCTAACTGACGCAGCGCGCTACGGTAAAATGCAAGTCGTGTTCGAGCCCGATGACAGGCCACAGTTCAATCCAAACAAAGCAATAACAACAGCCCACGATGTTCTCACAAACTTCGGGCCAGATGATTACCTCCTTTGGGCAGGTGGATCAGATCCAATCGCCGTAATGATCTGCACGGCTGTAGCCTCAGAAAATTCCGATATTGTAAATGTACTCAGATGGGAGCGTAACTTCGATGAAGTGCGCGACAGACGAAAGGGATGGTATATGCCCGTTAAATTAAATTTCGGTGAGGGGTTGTAATACTTCATATAGTACACTATCTGATGTATATAGTTATTTAGAAAGGAACTATGAAATGACTGACATTTACACAAGTCGCGCAAACATCCGCAATATCCACAAGATGAACGATATGTCTGACGCAGAGCTTTTATCTTTGGTTGCCCTCAACGAAAAAATTGCGGCAGAACACCGTGAGCCTTTCGGGAGCCTTATTGCGGCAGCTTCTGCCAGCGCCATCGCAGCAGAGGCTTTCCGCTTCTACTCAGGCCGAAATTAATCGGGGGCTTCGGCCCCCACTACCACCACTTAGAAAGGAACTATTCAAATGCTTACACGTTACACAATCACCGTCATCGAAACTCTTAGCGATCAAGAGGGCAACAGCCACACTGGTGAAAAAGCTCACTTCGAAGATATGCGCTGGGGTTACTTGCGTTCCTCTCAGGTTCCAAGAACAGTTTTCTTTACTGTTCAAGAAGCTGAAGAGATGATCGAAACTCTGCCAGTTAGCCTTTGCGGTAAATACAACAAGAAATATAAGTACGCTGTTGAGGCCATCGATTACACTCACGCCAACCATAATGGCTATAGCGATACAACACCCTTCGAGATCGTTCGTGCAGTCTCAGATAAAACAATCGAACTGAGATCTATGACTGCTGAACGTGCAGCCGATTGGAAGCCAAAAATTGTTGCTGGTGGATATGCTGGACACTGCACAAACAATGGCAATCAAAGCAAGGCATGGGTCATCAAGTCAGATCCAGAAGGATATACAGTTCGCGCCCGTCTTCAGAAGGATGGCTCTTGGAAATCTAGCCACGGGCGTCACAGCCTTCACACTGCGGCAATCAAAAAATACGATTATAACTTCTAATCAATCGGGGGCTTCGGCCCCCACTATCTATTTAGAAAGGATGGATAAATGACCCTAGCAGTTACACACTGCCCAGAGTGCCGCAAAAAACTACAGGCGCTCGACTCAAGGCCGCACGTTAGGTACGGCTTCCAAACAGTCAAAAGACGTAGAGTATGCAAGCCATGCAACTTTAGAATATCAACAATAGAACTGCCCCTACAAGTGGGCGATGAAGTCTTTCTAGAAGAGGAGGAATAAATGATAACTAAATCGTGGAAGTTTAAAGGCTTCGATTCAGAAATGCCCGAATGGGTTCAAGAAGAAACCAGCAAGCGATTGGGAAGTCCAGACCTTTGGGTNCACACACAGCGTGGNGAAGAGCCAGCGCANGTAGGTCAGTGGATCTCAATTAACCTGCGTGGCCACGTTGATGTTCACAANGAAAAGCCAGANGGATGGATNAAAGAAATCCTGACTGGCGTNGCCTTNNCNGTNCTNATAGTCGCACTGCTTGTCATAATGCTGGCTTGGTGATAGCTAAAANTTACTGCTTGATAAGGCTTCACCTGTAGCCGCATCATAAACTAGACCCGCTTGGCTAGGTTTCGCACTGCAACGGCGGGTCTTTCTTTTTTCAGTGATCTGATCTACATTCCCAAAAATACAGCTCACCACTGCAAGAAAGGTTACGTCATGGCAAAAGCCAAAAGTAAAAATCCAATGGGAAGACCAAGGTTTGAGGTCACTGAAGAAGTTCTAGCACGAACAGAAAGAGCAATGGCTCAAGGCTTAACCAAAGAACAATGCGCCGCCGCACTTGGTATTTCACGCTCTAAATTCTTTGAAATTCAGGAACAGAATGTGGACTTTTTGGACGCTATAAAAAAAGGTGAGGCCAGCGGAATAGAGCAAGTTACCAACGCGCTCTTTGAAAATGCCACTGTGGATCGCAATGTGCCGTCTATCATCTTCTACCTAAAAAACCGCGCAGGCTGGGTGGATAAGACAGAAACAAAAATACATGAGGAGCGTACAGTAACCCTCGACCTTACAAGGATCGGTACAGATGAACTCGCAGCAATTGAACACGCTTTTATCAAATCTAACGCTGGAGGAGGTCAGGGGAGAGAAATATCGGCGCAGTCTCAGGGAGTTTACGAAGGCAGCTTGGCCGACGATTGAGCCGGGGGTTGAGTTCCAAAACAACTGGCACGTTGACGCAATATCCGATCACCTCCAAGCCGTAGTCAATGGCGACATCAAACGTCTGATTATTAACGTGCCGCCTCGACACATGAAGTCCATCAGCGTGGCCGTTGCACTGCCTGCATGGACGTGGACGCACCAGCCACACAAAAAGTTTCTGTACGCATCCTACGCAAGCTCCCTGTCAATCAGGGATAGCACCAAGTGTCGGCGCCTAATCGATAGCCCGTGGTACAAGCGACACTTCGATAGCTTTGAATTAACTTCTGATCAAAACCAAAAGCAGCGATTTGAGAACGATAAGACTGGCTACCGTATAGCAACCTCAGTCGGTGGTGCATTAACGGGTGATGGTGGTGATATTATCTGCATTGATGATCCGCACAACGTGGTGGAAAGCGACAGCTCAAAAGTGCGTGAAGGTGTTCTGGAGTGGTGGGATCAAGCGATGCAGACGCGATTAAATGACCCACGAACTGGTGCTTTTGTCATCATCATGCAGCGTGTCCATGAGCAAGATCTAACTGGGCATATTTTATCTAACCAGCTAGGCGATGAGTGGGACCACCTGATGATCCCAGCGCGATATGAATTAGGCGCGCCAAACCCTATGAGGTCCAGCCTTGGCTTTACAGATCCACGCACAAAAGAAGGTGAGCTGCTATGGCCCGAAAGGATCAGCGAAAACACCTTGAAAACTCTAGAGCGCAGCCTTGGCTCCTACGCAGCGGCTGGGCAGCTCCAGCAACGCCCAGCGCCCAAGGGTGGTGGTATTCTAAAGGCAAGCTGGTGGGTTCCTTGGGAAAGCGAAGACCTGCCAGAAGTCGAATATGTTTTGCAGTCTTGGGACACAGCCTTCGAGGCGAAGGAAAGCTCTAGTTTCAGCGCACGCACAACTTGGGGCGTGTTTCGTCACAAGGGCGCCATGTGCGCCATCGTTCTGGAATGTTGGTACGACAAGGTCAGCTATCCAGAGTTACGCAAGATTGCTCAAGAGGCACACGATGAGTGGGAGCCCGATGCAGTTCTGATAGAAAAGAAAGCGTCTGGGCAATCCCTGCTACAAGATCTGCGTATGGCTGGCGTGCCAGTTTTGGCTTATTCGCCTGACCGCGACAAGGAAGCTAGAGCCCACGCATCAAGCGCACTTCTGGAAGATGGCAGAATTTATTTCCCATCTAACCGAAAATGGGCTAAAGACTTAATTGACATTTGCGCGGCTTTTCCTGCACATCCAAACGATGATGTGGTGGACACTTGTACACAGGCTTGGCTACGATTGAGAAAAGGTTGGTTTGTTGGACATAGTGAAGATCCAGATGACTTTGACGAACCAATGGAAAAACAAAGGATAACGCTCTATGGCTGATCAAAACATTGTCCCTTTCGCAGAAGGCGCTCCAGCAGATGATCTAATGGTAGAGGAGCTTGCTGATGGCGATGTTCTCATTGGAGATCCTGAACTAGATGCTATGGACGAACTCGAAGACGCCCAGTTTGACCAAAACCTTGCAGAAACAATTGATGAGCGTGAGCTAAAGCGCAAGGCGCAAGAGCTGGTTGGCTTTTACGAAAATGACCGTGCAGCCAGATCTGATTGGGAGGAACGCTACAAAGATGGCTTGCGAACTCTTGATCCAGACGGCGGCATGGAGGAATCTGAGGATGAGCGCGCCACTCGCGGTTTGTCAGTCGTGGTACATCCACTAATAGCTGAAGCAGCCACACAGTTTAACGCGAAGGCAATTGCAGAGATGTATCCGTCAGGTGGCCCAGTTAAGTCGGTCATAATCGGTACGCCAGACGAAAAGCTCGAAGAGCAAGGGCGCAGAGTTCGTGAATTTATGAACTACCAAATCACACAAGAAATGCCTGAGTATTTCCCCGATCTTGACCAGATGCTGTTTCACCTTCCGCTGATCGGCCATACGTTTAAGAAAGTTTGGTGGGACGCCAACTTAGATCGCCAGTGCAGCCAATTCGTAAAGGCCGAAGACTTTGTGGTCGCCCCAGAAAGCAAAGACCTCTACACCAGCACACGCTACACCCACGTCATTCGGATGCCGAAGAATGACTTCAATCGCTACGTCAAAAACGGATATTACCTGCCATCAAAGTATGGGGAAGGTGACGGCGTAGATCCGTCAGGCGATGTTATCGGTGAGATCGAAGGCGTTGATCAGTATGACGATAGCGAAGACAACGTAATGACACTGCTTGAAATGCACGTCTACGATTTGTTTGACGGCATTGACGGCGAGGAAATGGATGACGGCGATCCTGATGACAACGCTGTGGCCATTCCGTATGTAATTACGATTGACTACGACAGCCAAGCTGTGGTGGCCGTTCGCCGTAACTGGCATCAAGACGATGAGATGAAAAAGCGCCGTGACTGGTTTGTGAGCTACAAGTTCCTGCCGGGCCTTGGTTTCTACGGTTTTGGCCTGTACCACATGATTGGTGGATTGGGCAAAGCAGCTACTGGATCTTTGCGTGCATTGCTCGACAGTGCGGCGTTCTCAAATATGCAGGGTGGATTTAAGCTGCGTGGTCGCGTTCAAGGCGGCGATATGCAGATATCCCCCGGTGAGTTTGTAGATCTCGACAGTACAGTCGATGACGTAAACAAGGCGATTATGCCATTGCCGTTTAAGGAGCCGTCAGGTTCGCTGTTTAATCTGCTTGGCTTTATGGTTGATGCAGGCCAGCGATTTGCGTCTACGGCAGATTTAAACATTGGTGACGTAAATCCGAATGCCCCAGTGGGCTCCACGGTTGCGTTGATTGAGCAGGGTTCCAAGGCATTTAGTGCTATTCACAAGCGCCTGCACTACGCGCAGGGTCAAGAGTTTAAACTTCTTGCGGAACTAAACTCTGAAAACCTCCCAGATGAGTTTAGATTTTCGCAGGCTGGAGCTGCGGAGATTATCTATCGCTCCGACTTTGATGATCGGATTGACATTGTCCCAGTAAGCGATCCGAATATCTTTTCAACAGCCCAGCGCATTTCACAGGCGCAAGCGGTTCTTGAAATGGCGCGATCAGCTCCGCAGCTTCACGACCTATATGAAGCCTACAAGCGGATGTATGAAGCGATCAGAATACCGAATATCGATGAGATACTGAAGAAGCCTGAAGAGGCGGTTCAGATGGACCCGATTGATGAGAACATGAGCGTGTTGTACGGCAAGCCAATTCGAGCTTTTCCAGAGCAGGATCACGATGCCCACATTGCGGTTCATATGCAGTTTATGCAAGATCCGTCACTGGCAGGAAACCCCGGTGCGAAACAAATGCAGCCTGTGCTAATCGCACATATCGCAGAGCATATTGCGTTGCTGTATCGTCAGCGTATGGAGGCAAGCATTCAGATGGAAATGCCGCCAATGCCAAACCTCAGAGATCCAGACTTTAGGTTTAACGAAGTTGATCCACAGATGGATCTTTTGATTAGCCAACGCGCAGCGCAAGTTGTGGCGGCAGCTCCACAGATGAAACAAATTGAGGCACTTGCTGGTATGGGCGGTGGTCAGGGTCAGCAGGGTAATCCATTGCAATATGCACAGGAACTTGCCAAGCTGGAGACAGAAGCACTGAAGGCGCGCACTCAGGCGCAGATCCAAGCTGATCAGGCAAAGGCTAAGTCCAGCATTGAGATCAAGCAGGCAGAGGCACGTCAGGACATGGAGATTGACGCAGCCAAGGCACAGCAAGATATGCAGGCTAAGATTGCCAAGCTGGAGGCTGACTTACAATTAGAGCGCGAGAAAAACGCAGCTAAAATACAAATGGAGATGATAAAGAATGATCCAACCATATAATCTACCTCCAGTAAATCCTGCGGCTTTTGGCGGCTTGCCGAAGGCTCCACAGGGCGGTCAACCGCCACAGGGTGGCCCACAGCCCCCAATGGATATGAACAAGTACCTTATTGATAAGGTGATGGAGATTAAGAGGCGTATGGGTGCAGGCGGTAGTGTAGGCGCGCTGGGCGCCATATCAGATGCCATGATGCAGCCCCAGCCACAGCCCCAGCCACCGCAACCAGAACAAATGAGGGCGTGATGAACAATAGCTTTATAGATCGTGTGAATGCAATTGTTCAGCAGAACCAATCAACTGACCCTGCCTACCCAGATGCAGGAATTGGCGCGCTAGAGAACGTGGCTAACAATGTCCCACGGCAAACTGTGATTGCCAATCAGCCACATATGCTGGCTTACATTAATCCACAGGAAGAGCAGGCACTTCGTGATATGGGCGGTGCAGGATTGCCCGGTCCTGACGGCATTCCAAGTTATTTCTTTTTTGGCGGTGACACTGGGTTTGGATCTTTTGGCGACAGTGTAAGAGATACAGCAACCAATATTGGAAGCTCTATCAGAGATACTGCCTCTAATGTTTATGATACTGTCAGCACTGCCGCTACCAATGTGTTTGGAGATCAGGGATACATTGAGACTGCTGCTGATAAAAT